GATTTTTTAAACATGTTAATAACTTCTTGTATTCTAGCTGAATCTTGCGGATTGTTAGGATACAAATCCCAGTTAAACTGATGTTGTCTTAATTGAACACCTTCAAATGCTAATGTTTCTCTTGGATTTAAAACTTGACCAGTTGCAAGGTTTACAGATCTTCCAATAGCGTCAGGAAGAATTTTTCTTAGCAAATACATTGAGGCACTAGCAGCATCTGCTGTAGACGTCCCTCCAATTGCTCGAGCAGCTTCTTGAATTGCTGCACCTGCATTGCCACCGCCACTCATCAAACCGCCAAGCGCTTTAGCTGTTGCTGCGCCTGCAGCTTGAATCTGTCCCGGAATATCTCCAAGTGTTCCTTGACCACTTTTAGTAAAGTTGTTTATTTGCTGTGTTAAACCTTCGATTAGTGGATCTCTTTGAAATCCATTGACTATCAAAGCATTAGAATCTTGTAGTTGTTTTGGAAAAGGTAATTCAATTGACTTTACAGATCTTAAACTAACGCCTGATTGTCTATTAGCAGAAATTCCAAAGGTGCTGTTACCACGACCGTATCCTTCGTTAGTTAACAACGATTTAAAGCTAGCAAAATTCTTATAATCATATTCTTCAAAAACCAAAAGCATTGTATGTGGAAACGGCTTATCTGGAAACCTCACAAAGGCTCCATTGGACGCATCTGCTCTTTCAAACTTCTGACGGAATGACTCTGGTCTACTAGTATTGGTGCGAAAGAATGACATGAGAGGCGTCTACCTTTTCCTTATAAATAATTTATATTTCTATTTATAACAAATTATGGGGTGAAGTTTGGCATACAGCGGAAGGTTTAAACCGAAAAATCCAAACAAATACAAGGGTGATCCAACCAGAGTTATTTATCGCTCCATGTGGGAGTTTAAATTCTTTAGATACTTGGATGTGCACCCTGATGTTATTTGGTGGCAGTCTGAAGAAGTTATTGTACCTTACTTATCACCTATAGATGGTAAAAGACATAGATATTTTCCAGACGTAGTAGTACACAGTAAAATGCCGGACGGCAGCGCTAAAACGCTAATGATTGAAATTAAGCCTAAGTATCAAACTAGGCCGCCCGACATAAGTAAAAGCAGAACAGAAAAAGGTAGAGCTTCAAGAAAGTATATTAACGAAGTTAAAACCTGGGGCATAAATGACGCAAAATGGAAAGCAGCTACATCGTATTGCGCTGCAAAGGGTTGGGAATTTCAAATTTATACAGAAGATCAACTAGGAATAAAATAAATGGCGGCAATATTTGATGAGATTCTTTTAAGAGGTATTCGTGCTGGACAAGTTCCTGCACGATCTGCTGCTGCGAGAGAATGGTATCGTGAACAAGCTAAAGGCATTACTAGAACTTCTAGAAATAGATCTCAAGGTGATAGACTTATTAAAGAGTTAGCAGGCGACACTAATCGTACTCAAGACGATAGATTTAGAATGGGTAACATGTATTTGTTTTCTTATGACCCAAAACATAAAGACACATTACCATACTACGATAGATTTCCATTAATATTTCCAATAAATAAGGCAAAGGGTGGTTTCCTTGGGATCAATATGCATTATTTGCCACCGATTTTAAGAGCAAAATTAATGGATCAATTGTATACCGTGTTAAACAACAAAAACTTCGATGAGACTACAAGACTAACTGCATCATATAAAATTTTAAACAGTGCTGCTAAATTTAAAGAATTTCAACCCTGTATTAAACATTATTTGAATGCACATGTAAGAAGTAAACCAGCGTATATTAATCCTACTGAATGGGATATTGCGTTGTTCTTACCAACTCAGAAATTTGTTGGAGCTACTGCATCACAAGTATATGCTGATTCTAGAAAAATCGTAAGAGGACAATAATGGCATTTAGAATAAACGAATTTAAAGCACAGCTAGACTGGTTTGGTGGACCGGCGCGTGGTTCGTTGTTTGAAGTCCAAATCATAAGACCTAGAAATGTTAGATCACGAACTAACTCTAGAGATCTAATTTTCTTTTGCAAAAATGCTTCCATCCCGGGTATTATATTTAACTCGGCATCAAGCGAACACGTGGCGCAGGCTCGTAGAATGCAGCCAATGACTGTTAACACAGAGCCGCTTGCTGCTATTTTTATGTTAGACTCTGATCATCAAGTACTATCGTTTTTCCATTCTTGGGCGCAAAACATTGTAAACTATGGTACATCAGCTGGTTCTTTTTCAGAAGTAAATGGTAAATTACCACACGAAATTGGTTATAAAGATGATTATTCTTGTCGTATTATCATTCGCCAATACTCTACTAACTATGATGTGTCAGGTCAATACTACGAAGTTATTTTAGATAACGCGTATCCTATGTCGATTGGTGACGTAGATTTAGCTTGGGAAAACAACGATTCTTTTAGCGTACTACCAGTAAGTTTTCAATACGATAGAATTCAATACACCGGAGAAAGAATAGGTTCTCCTACTGCTCGTTTTGGAAGAGGTAATGGCTTGTTAGGACTAATTAACAGAATTGGTGCTGTAGGACAATTGATTGGACAAGACTTAGTACCACAATCTATTCAAGATGCTGTTAACAAATACACTATAGTGAATAACAATGTTCGTAGAATCAAAACACTTTTTTAAATAATGGAGAAATAAATTATGGCTTTACCTAAGATTGACTTACCGATCTTTGAATTAGAATTACCTTCAACTGGTGAGAAGGTTAAATATCGTCCTTTTACCGTTAAAGAAGAAAAGATTCTTTTAGTTGCTCAGGAATCAAAAGATGCGCAACAAGAAATTTTAGCAACCAAGCAAGTTGTTAATAATTGTTTAATAGACAAAGACATTAGTAATCTGGCAATGTTTGACTTAGAATATGTTTTGCTTATTCTAAGATCTAGATCAGTAGATAATACTATGACCTTTAATGTTAGGGATCCAGACACAAAAGAGTCAGTAACTTTAGAACTAGACATTGAAAATATTCAACTAGTAAAAGATAAAGATCATACTAATAAAATTAAAATTAACGAAGAGTACACGTTATTTTTAAGATATCCGTCGATTGATCAATATATCGATATTTCAAATATGGACGCGACAGATCCATTAGTTAATTACTATATCATGGTTTCATGTTTAGATAATGTTGCATCGGAAGACGAGATTCATTATTTTAAAGATTACAAACCAGAAGAAGTTGACGCTTTTATGGAAGGCGTAACTGGCGAGGTAGTAAAGCATATTCAAACATTTTTTGAAACCATGCCACGATTAAGACACGAATTAAAATACAAAAATAAAGAAGGTAAGGAACAAACATTTGTCATTGAAGGAATGCGAACTTTTTTTATGTAACGTTGTGCCATATAAACTTGGGCGAATATTATCAGATGGTGTTCGCTATGGCTCAGCATCATAAGTATTCAATATCTGAAATTGAAAATATGTTACCGTACGAAAGAGATCTTTATTTTGGTATGATTGTTGACTGGATAGAAAAACAAAAAGAAAAATAGGAATTTAACAAATGGCAGAATTATCAGCAGACGCATTAGCAATAGTCGATAGACTTAAAAGAGAAGGTGATCTCAATAGAAATAGTGGGACTAATTCGATACGTTCTGTGAAAATTGAGTTGAGTAAATTCCAAGATATTTTTAAAACAATTTCTACTAACATAGCTACACAAGCCGAAGTTCTAAAAGTTCAAACTAACTTAGCTAAAGAAGCGGCTGAGAAAGCTGAAACACAGGAGCAATTTAAAGAAATTGAACCAAAGCAAACTAAATTTGAAAAAGATGACGACGAGTCAAAGAGCAAATTAGTAACAGAATCAGAAAACAAAAAAATCAACGCTATGGGTGACGCTATTCGTAGCGCACTATCATTTAAAAATCTTGCGCTAGCTGGCGCAGGTTTATTTGTAGGTTACAATTTTCTAAAAGGTTTTATTGACGAAAAAACTGGTGGTGGATTTACAGAGTTTGAAAAGAACATTGGTCCTTTTGCTAAGAGTCTACCCGGAATAGGTTCAGCATTATCCGATTTTCCAGGTACGCTTGCTAGATTACAAACTAGTATTGACGGGATTGGAAAAAGCATTACTGATTTTTCTGCTTCTATAAACAATTTTTTAAAAGACTACGGTACGCCTTTAGCTATGCTTGCTGGGCTAGCAGGTTTAATAGGTTTTGGTGGCTTGGGTGGACTTGCTAATTTAGTTGCAGCGATAATAAATGCAATGAATAAAGGCCCAAAGGTACCGGTACCTCCAACAGCTACACCACCGGCAGGGCAAAAGCCAGGTGCGCCAGGAGCACCGCCGTCGGGTGCGCCAGGAGCACCAGCTCCAGGTACGCCGGGTGCTCCAGGTAAAACCGCTGAGCAGCCTAAAATTGATCCTAAAACGGGCAGAATGCGCGATCCTAAAACAGGTAAATTTTTGCCTACTCCGAAAAGCCCTGTTAGTATTACTCCATCTCCAGGTGCTACATCTACATCTGCAGCTAGTTCAGCCGCAGATCCTAAAATGTCAAAGGTGGCTAATAAAATTGTTAAAGGACTTGGCGCATTGGGTATCGGATTTACAGCTTATCAGTTCACTCAGCTTGTTGGACTAATAGATAATCCTAACTCAACTCAAAAAGACAAGCAAGCAGCAGTCGCCGGTTTCCTAGCATCAATGATGAGTGCTGGTGTTGGCGGCACGGCCGGCGCAATTATTGGTGCATTCGGCGGGCCGTGGGGTTCGTTAATTTTTGGTGTAATTGGTGCTGGACTAGGAGCTCTAGGCGGAGAGTTGCTAGGCGAGTATATTGCAAAATGGGCATTTGAAGAAGGCGAACCTTCACAAGAAGACATTGATAAGAGAAATAGACAAATTGGTATAGATCAGTATTTAGATAAAGTTAATGCTAGACCTGAAAAACCATTGAACCCCGGTACAAAAGGCTTTGGTGCACGAGCAAAAGCTTATGCAGACTGGAATGCTCAATACAGTGAAACACACAATCCAGATGGTACACCAAAAGCTAGTGTGTCTACTGGAACTGCTATGGGTGGCCGCGGTAGCATAGTAGAAAAACCTGGCGAAAGAGAAGCTTATATGAAAGCTGAAGCTGCTCGTCAAGCAGCTTTAAATGATGAAATTCTTAAACCTGGTGCTTTTGTATTAACTGATACACCAGAAAGTATGGTAAGCGGCAGTACTAATCGTAAAAATGGTTTAAATACTGTAGCAGGCAATGGTAGCGGTGGAGGAGCAGTGATTATTAATGCACCGGTTAGTGCGCCATCATCTATTAATTTAACAAATGGTGGTTCAAGTGTTAATCAATTAAGTATTAGTGGCGGAGGTGGAGTGGGTATAGGACCATCTATGCTACCGTATGGATTAACTAACGCATACAATTAATAAAAAAGGGAGCTTTGAGCTCCCTTAGTTTATTTAGAAGGTTGGTTAAACCAAGCTTCCCATTCTTCATCTGATACTGGCCACATGATTAGTCTTTCTTAGAAACAAAACCATAAAGCTCTTGAGCTTTCTTAGTTAGTTCTTCAATAGAGTATTGAGCCGGTATAAATTCTTTCCACGTTTCAGCATTAACCTTTCCAGCATCAAGCGCGGCTTCATATGCACGATGCGCAAACTGCATGTTAAGTTCTTGTTGACGATCCATGTATTCCTTAGCCATTGCAAGGATTTCTGTGCGAATTTCGAAAGGGTTTTTGTTTGACATAATAGTCTCCTGTGTTGTGTGTAATGATGCCACAATTACTTGTGACGGGCTTTGCGCATTCCAGCGCGGGTTTCTTGCATCACTTCTAAGAGGTGAATAAAGAAATTCTTAATGGGATTAAACATTAAATGGTTCCTTCTGCTTTAGGTTGTGGGAATAGTTTAGTAGCGTATGAATCAACAGAATATTTAGCAAGATCAGTAAAGTTTTTTGCTAGCATTTTAGCAAAAACTGTTTGCGCATTAATAAAATCGTGAGCGGCTTTGTTTAACGTAGGATCAGTAATAACTTTATCCGTTAAACCGCGCTTAGTTGTTTGAAACGCTTCGATATGAGCTTCTAGCGTTAGGTATGGTGCGAACATTGAAAACATATTTTTCCTTTTGTGTTGTGTGTATGAAATGGAGGGCATTTCACCCTCCTAGTTTTATTTATCCGTTGAGTACGGCATGCGCTAACGTACCGCTAGAGCCAATCACAATTTTATGCGGCTTCTTTTCTTCTGGGATTATGTTCTCGAGCTGAATAGTAAGGATACCATCTGCAAGATTTGCTGCTCTTACCAAGATTGTATTTACAAGCGTAAAGCTACGCTCAAACGATCTAGTTGAAATACCTTTATGGATATATTCTTGAGTAGTGTCTGTTTTATTACCCCTGATAGTTAAGACACCATCTTTAAATTCAATATCAAGATCTTCGATTTTAAAGCCAGCAATTGCAAGTTGCAGCTCATACCAATTTTCTTTTGTTTTGATGATATTGTATGGGGGATAATTTGATTGAATCGTGGGCTTTGATACTTTGTTAAAAAGATTATCAAATCCAATAAAGAATGGATCATTCAATAGATCCGCGTTGATTCTACGCGTGGCTGTGCTAGTCATTTTGCTATCTCCTTATTAAGCAAGATTAAGTTGTGCCGTTATTAACCGGCGGTTTAAATAACGTAGGAACCCGAAGCATTCCTACACTATTATTTATACACCCGTGCTGCCAAATCCGCCTTCGCGATCAGTTTTTTGCACAGGTTTTTCTTTTGTTTCTGCAATTTTTGTACGAAGAGTTTTCTCAATTAAGCACTGAGCAATGCGCTCTCCGTTTTCGATTGTTGCCATACTGTCTGACATGTTTTGTAGCATCATAAATGATTCTTCTACGTAGTCAGAATCAATTATGCCAACACCATTCGCCATCGTCAAACCTTTTTTAAGCGCTTGACTAGAACGAATAAACATCTTCATAACATGACCCTGAGGAATATCGAAGATGAGACCTGTTGGTACTAGTACTCGAATACCGGGTGGCAGTTGAAAAGCGTCTCGTGCTCCACCGACACCTTTTACAACAATCACCATTTCTTTGTTAAAAGCGTTAAACGATCGTAAACGTTGACCATTAATAATACATGCTTTAATATCAAAACAAGCTGATCCGGCTGTTGCGTATTCAGGTAGTTCTGCTGCTTCATTCACTTTATATACATTCATAATCACTTTTTCCCAATGTTGTATTTAGCCTCTAAAATCCATTCAGATTTTTCTTTGTGAGATAAAATCTTAATTTGATTCAACGGAGCGACTGGTTCTTCTGATGCACCTGGATGTGTGACAGTAACCAATCCCCACTCATCGACAAGATTAGTAATAGTATTACGTCTTGCCATGTCTTCTTCAGTAAACGTGTTCGTCTTTCCGTCTAATATAAACAATTCTTTAAAATGTAGAATTGCGTATCTTCCTTGCTTATGTAGAATATGACAAGTTTGATATAACTTCTTTTCTTTTCTCGAAGAAATGCCAATTCTAGTAAGTGTTTCTTTTACTTTCAAGAAACTATCAGGAGAAGGAAGAGAAACCTCGACACCAACTCCTTTAAAAATGTCCTCATTTTGCATAACGACAGCACCTTATTTTTTATGTTATTATTGTTCACGATGCCCACCATGACCATCAATACATATTTATTTTATTTTGAAACTCCGCCTGTAACAAGCTTTTCATGAATAATAACAAGGTCTTCTTTCGATAATGCTTTAAGATATAGCTTTGCAACAGTGCGATTGCAAGAATACACGTGTTGAATCGCGTCTAGATCTACACTCTTTTCTGCTTTAGGCCATTTAGAAAAACGTTTACGCTTGCGTAGCGCTCCTCTGTAATAATCAAATTGCGCAGCGTCAAACAAATGGGCGCGCTGATTCATTTCATTTGCATGCAAAATTGTATCTTCGAAGTTTGCAAAACCACGATTAATAATATAAGCGTTGTATTGCTTTTCAGCAAGCGCTGGTGCTTCGTGATTGCCAATTAAATCTTCTTTAGTTTCAGAAACGGCACTCATGAAATCAAATGGGCTAATATCTTTAGACATTATGAATAACCCTTTCCAAATATTTTCATTGCAATAGCTGGCGGTGTAAGGTCTTCACGATCAGCAATAACATCCATTTCAAATTTAGATGGATAGTGTCTTAGCAAACGACGAGCTTGATCACGAATACGTTTTGGTACTCGTGGTGTTACTTTTGGATCAAGCAGTTCTACTAAAAAATCGTGTGTCCATACAACTGCGTTTGTTCTTTCAATTGGCACTGTCATTTTTTACTTCCTCAATAGCTTTTAATACATCATTAACATCATTGGCGCAAGTTGGGCATGCCATAATAGTATGCGGGCCTTCTGCAGTATTTAATTTTACACTAAAAGCAGTTTTCTTGTCAACTGTTTTAAAGCAATAAAAGCATTCAACAGTGCTTTTTGTAAAAAGGTTTTTAATCTGCTCGATCATTTTTTTCAATAGGATTGTCGTAGTAATCTGTGAGGCCTTTACGTTGACGATCTTTTTTATATTCAGTCATAACAAAAGATTCCCATACAATAAAAGCGACCAAAATTAACAAGTAAAGACCAAACAAAATTGGTAGAAAATCAAGTGACATATGCTTCCTTTATTTGTATTCTGATTCCATCATGACTTCAGTCAAGAATGCAACCATATTAACTTCGAGATCAGCAACAAAGTTTGATTTGTACATATAATCTGCAAGTGTGACTACAAAACCTGGCATAGATTTTAGTTGAACTTTGTCGGTTGACATATCATAGATACGACGAAACATTTCATTCATGTCCTGATCTG